AGGCAGCACGTGGTGCAGGAAAACGATGCGTTCGTTGTGCTCGGTGGCGTTCAGGTGCACGTTGGCCACCAGCGGCTCGCTCTCCGGCAGCACGGTCAGTTCGAAGTAGTGCGTGGCAAACAGCGTGTAGGCACGCAGCTGGGCCAGGCGCTCGGCGGCGGCCCAGGCCAGCGACAAGCCGTCGAAGGTGCTGGTGCCGCGGCCGACTTCGTCCATCAGCACCAGGCTGCGGTCGGTGGCGTTATGCAGAATGTTGGCGGTTTCGCTCATCTCGACCATGAACGTCGAGCGCCCGCCGGCCAGGTCATCGCTGGAACCGATGCGGGTGAAAATGCGGTCGACCAGCGACAGCTCGCAGCTGGCCGCCGGCACGAAGCTGCCAATGTGTGCCAGCAGCACGATCAAGGCGGTCTGGCGCATGTAGGTGGACTTACCGCCCATGTTCGGGCCAGTGATGATCAGCATGCGTGTGCTGTTGTCCAGGCCCAGGTCGTTGGCCACGAACGGCGTGGTCAATACCTGCTCCACCACCGGGTGGCGGCCTTGCACGATGCGCAGGCACGGCTCGTCGACGAAGCGCGGGCAGTTCAGGTCAAGGTTCAGTGCACGTTCGGCCAGGTTGCTGAGTACATCCAGTTCGGCCAGGGCAGCGGCGCTGTCCTGCAGCGGCGCCAGGTGGCTGATGAGGGTTTCCAGCAGGGCGTCGTACAGCATTTTTTCGCGGGCCAGGGCGCGGCTCTTGGCCGACAGTGCCTTGTCCTCGAATGCCTTCAGCTCCGGGGTGATGAAGCGCTCGGCGCCCTTGAGCGTCTGCCGGCGAATGTAGTCGCCTGGGGCCTGCTCGGCCTGCTTGGTCGGTAGCTCGATGAAGTAGCCGTGCACGCGGTTGTAGCCGACCTTGAGGTTGGCAAGGCCTGTGCGAGCCTTTTCCCGGGCTTCCAGGTCGATCAGGAACTGGCCGGCGTTTTCGCTGATCGCCAGCAGGTCGTCCAGCTCATTGTCATAGCCGGCCTTGAGCACGCCGCCGTCGCGGATCACCGCCGGCGGGTTGTCGATGATCGCCCGCTCCAGCAGGCTGGCCAGTTCCGGGTAGGTGCCGGTGATGGCTGCCAGGCGCGCAAGGTGCGGTGCCTCGAGCTCGGTCATGGCGTTCTGCAGCTCGGGCAATGCGCCCAAGGCATCACGCAGGCGCGCCAGGTCGCGCGGGCGGGCATTGCGCAGGCCGATGCGAGCGAGGATCCGCTCGATATCGCCAATTTCCTTCAACTGCGGCTGCAGCTTCTCGAAGCGATAGCTGTCGAGCAGGCAGCGGATCGAATCCTGGCGTGCCTGCAGTACCTTGAGGTCGCGCAGCGGGCGGTTCAGCCAGCGGCTCAGCAGGCGGCTGGCCATGGCGGTCTGGCAGCGGTCGATCACCGACTGAAGGGTGTTGTCGCGCCCGCCGGCCAGGTTGATGTCCAGCTCCAGGTTGCGGCGGCTGGCGCCATCGAGGATGACCGTGTCGTCCAGGCGCTCGTGGCGCAGGCTGCGCAGGTGGGGCAGGGCGGTGCGCTGGGTTTCCTTGGCGTAGGTCAGCAGGCAGCCGGCGGCACCGATGGCCAGGGTCAGCTTGTCGCAGCCGAAGCCTTTGAGGTCTTTGGTCGCGAATTGCTGGCACAGGGCCTTGCGCGCCGAGTCGCGGTCGAAGTCCCACGGTGCGCGGCGGCGGGCGCCAGGGCGTTTCTCCGCAGGCAAATCGCGCGGCCAGTCGTCCGGGATCAACAGCTCGACCGGGTTCAGCCGCTCGAGCTCGGCCAGCAGGTTTTCCCAGCCCTTGATCTCCTGCACGCTGAAGTTGCCGCTGGTGATGTCCAGTACGGCCAGGCCGAACAGGCGCTCGTCGCCGAGCAGCGCGGCAATCAGGTTGTCGCGGCGCTCGTCGAGCAGGGCCTCGTCACTGACCGTGCCAGGGGTGATGATGCGCACCACCTGGCGCTCCACCGGGCCCTTGCTGGTGGCTGGGTCGCCAATCTGCTCACAGATCACCACCGATTCGCCCAGCTTGACCAGCTTGGCCAGGTAGCCTTCGAGCGAATGGAACGGGATCCCGCACATGGGAATGGACTGGCCGGCCGACTGACCGCGGGCGGTCAAGGTGATATCCAGCAGTTTCGCGGCTTTTTTCGCATCTTCGTAGAAGATTTCGTAGAAGTCGCCCATGCGGTAGAACATCAGCTGGTCTGGGTGCTGGTTTTTCAGCTTCCAGTACTGCTGCATCATTGGTGTGTGGTCGGAAAGACTGGACATTCAAGGCCTTGGAGCTATGCGTCTATTAGACAATTGCTAAACGTCTAATACTACAGCATTTTCGCCCGACCCCGAGAGAGTGGATTTCAATGGCACATTGATGGCTATTTTGGGGCTATGGCACGGCGATTGCTGTGGATAACCTGTGGAGTCAAATTTCGAACGCTGTGCACAACCTTTTGTCTGACCTAGTGAAAAAGCGCAGAAAATGTGCTTTTCTCAACCTGGGCGTGTTGATACCATCGCCGCCCACCAAACGCGTATGGACACGTTGGACCGGAGCCCATGATCATGCAGAATGCCCGTAATCACTTCGAAGCTGGATTTGCCCTTCTTCAGATCCCCTTCACACCAGAGCCTCAAGCACCGTTCCCGCAAGGGTGCGCTGAGTCGTTCAAGCGCGCTTCTGTGTTGACTGATTCCAACGTCACGTATTCCTCGAATACCGTTGTCCGCAACGAGAAGCGCTAAAGCCTCGGTAATAACAGACAATGCAATAGGCCCGGCGCTGCCGGGCTTTTTTATGGATGAAGACATGCCTAGCTGGAATGAAGTCCTAGATGAGATTCTGCTTGAACAAGCTCACGGTGCTGCGGACGCGATCGATAAGGTGCGTCGCAAGTACATCCAGAAGCTTCACCAGCATACTGATCGAAACGTAATCTGCTATTACTCAGGTTTCCTGCAAAAGCCAGGTTTTGCGTTGTCGAGCGTGAACGATGATGACAAGAACGGTTTCATGAATGCCGTTTACCAGATGGACCGTTCGAAAGGCCTTGATCTGATCCTTCACACGCCTGGCGGCCGGATTTCTGCCGCCGAATCCATCGTGCATTACCTTCGTCAGATGTTCGGTACAGACATCCGAGCAATCATTCCTCAGCTTGCTATGTCTGCTGGCACGATGATCGCGTGTGCATGCAAAGAAATCGTGATGGGCAAGCAGTCCAACATTGGGCCTTTTGACCCGCAATTCAATGGAATCCCCGCTTACGGGGTTCTCGAAGAGTTTGAGATGGCGATCGAGCGGGCCAAGACAGACCCTAGCTCCATCCCAATGTGGCAGGCGATCATCAGCAAATACCACCCGACTTTCTTGGGCGAGTGCCAAAAAGCAATCGAGCATGCGGCCGACATTGTCAACATGTGGCTCGTGACAGGCATGTTCCAGCATGATGCAGATGCAACCGACAAGGCTAAGGCGATCGTCACCGCGCTCAACGACCACGCAGGCACTAAAACCCATGAGCGCCATCTCCATATGGAAGATGCGGTGGGCTTTGGACTAAAGGTCGTGCCGCTTGAGGATGACCAGACCTTGCAAGACCTGGTCCTCACCGTCCACCACTCGTATATGCAGACGTTCGCCTCATCAAAGGCTGGAAAGGTCATCGAAAACCATTTAGGAGCAGCGATCGTTCAGATTGCCTCTTAATCCCTGGGTCTATTCCTCGGTGCCCGATTTTTTGGGCATCGACGGCGGCTGAGCGATATCGATCTCGCGTAAGCGCAAATAGCGTTTGGTCATTTTCGCATCTGTGTGACCGCCTAGTTTCTGTGCATCGTTACCCTGTTTGTCGGTATCAGTCAGTGACTTTGCCCTAAGGTCATGGATGGTTGCCCCGGTGACCTTCGCTTTCTCACAGGCTTTCTTGAAGGCGTCTTTCACTGTCTCGTATGAGACCGGCTTGCCGCCCCCGCGGGTGCAGAATAGCGTGAGCCCGCGCACCTTTCTGGGGAGGGCCTTGGCCTTGGCGATCAGCTGCTCAAGGTCCGGTGTCATGCCCACAATGAGCTTGGCGCCGGTCTTCTGCTGGTCGAAAGCAATGCCCTTGTCGCTGATGTCCGAGAGCTTGATGGCCAGCACGTCGCCAATGCGCTGCCCTGTCAGGTAGCACATTTCGAGAATCGAACGGATGTACGGAGACGACGCGTCGCAGATCGCTGCAAACTCATCGTCGGTGATGTAGCGATCCCGTTTCTTCTCGGTATGCCGCTTGATCCCGGTGCAGGGGTTTGAGTCGACGATCTGCTGCTCCAGCGCGTAAGCGAACACCATCCGGAGGAACGAGATCACCCGGTTGGCCATATTGGGCGTGTCGGACATGTGCAGTTTCAGCGCCGCAACGTGCCGTGGCAGCACCTGGCGGGGTTCAAACTCTGCCAGGTGATGCTTCAGCTTTGCGGAGGCGGCTTCGTACTGCTTCACAGTGTTTACTGCCAGGCGCCCGCGCATGGCATCCAAGGCGTCGTCGATCAGCTTGGGCATTCCGCCCTTGCCCTTGCCGCCCATGATCTTTGCGTAGGCCAGCAGGGCCCCCTGATAATCGCTATCAAGGCGCTCCCACTTCCCCTTCTTCACCAGGTAGTAGGCCCCGTGCTTGATGTACATGCACGGCGGCAGGTGCCTGTCCTTCTTTCGCGGCCTCATCGGTCGTCCCTTCTATCAAAACCGGAGCTCCGGTCCTTTCTTCTCGGCATGCCCGCCCAGACGGGCGAGCACTACTTGCCTAAGCACCTTCGGCTTGCCGTCGGCGCCAATCAAATATCCAAACTTTTCGGCCTGTAGCCAGCGGACCTGGTCTTTGGGCCGGAGATAGCCAGTCATGTCGGCTACCTCATCCGGTGTCATGAACATGGTTTTCTCCACGCCGCCGGTGGCGGCAGGCTGGTGTCAGTCCAGTTGGTAGTAGACGTAGCAGTCGACGCCTTGCGCCTGCAGCGATTGGTGCATGGCCTGCACACCAGCGCTGTGCTGATTGCCTTGTCCTTGCCAAGGGGTGTCAAGATGTAGGCCTTGTCGGTGGTAGCCGTGCTTCTTCTGGATATAGCCAGGGAGGCCGTGATCAGTGTCGAGGCGCATCCCGGGCACCGGGATAACGACTCGATCAAGGTTGGCGCTGCCGCCATCATTCGTGCATGCCGCTGCAGCCGCCTTGCCGGCCTCGATTGCGGCGGCGATCTTCGGCCCAAGGGCCATCAGTTCTTCCTTTTTCATGGCAATAGCGCTCCATGCCCGCGAGCAATTGCCGGCGGGCGATGCTGGAAATGGCGAGTTATTGGGTCAGTTCGTGGCCGAATGGCACGCGGAAACCGGAAGCGTTTCGGTGACCGCCGCCGCCGTACTGCTTGGCGATCTCCGACACATCCAGCCCCTCGTCGGTGCTGCGCAGGCTGAATACGCGGCCATCTGGCGTATCCCAGTAGCAGGCAGCGAACGGTTCGCCTTGAGCCATGAGGAGGCCCGCGTCACTGGTGAGCGTGTAGGGCAGGCTGGCCACGGGCACATCGTGACCGCCGATGACCAGGCGGCGCTTCATCACGGCGACCAGCTCCGTGATGTCCTTGTGGTGCTTGCGCTCGATCGCGGCGCCGTCCGAGCGGAGGGTTGCTACATCGGTGGCCATCAGTTTGTCCCAGACTTCGAAGTCGTATGGGTAGCTGAACAGGTTGGCCTGGATTTCGCGGGTGCCGTCCAGCTTGAACAGCCAGAGGTCGCGGTCCTCGATGTGGCGCAGCAGCATTGGCGGCTCTTGCCCTGGGAAGA